AATAGAAAATGATGTATGTATTGGCTGTTTTAGAACCCTAGATGAAATTTCCTCTTGGATTAAACTATCAAACGAAAAAAGAACTAAAATTATAAAGTCGTTAGAAAAAAGAGGCTCTCAGATCGCCATACAGAGCCGAAACAAAACCTCCGTGTATGATTATAACCTAAAATAGTCTTTGTTTTTGTGTGTTTATCCTACCTAGCTTAGTTTCAATTCTTGCTATTTTAGCACTAATATCTTTCATTTTTAGTGTCTTCTCTGCCTTATAGAAATAATTTATAAATAAAAATGCAGAGTTAAGCTTTATTGTTAAGAAAGGATATATAATGTTAAAGGAATGGTTCTATAATTTTAAAATAGGAAGAACAATTACAGCTTTAAATAGTTTGGATGATGCAACATTGAAGGATATAGGTCTTCACAGATCAAATATTAGATCTCACGCATACGAAGTATTTAAAAAAGAGAAGCCAGAAAAAGATCCTGTGTCAGAACTACACGATCTTTACGCTAAATCAACTTACTAACCAACCTCTCCCCAGTTGTCGCCTAATTCTGCGTCAACTTCAAAAGGTATTTTTAAGTCTGGTACGCAAGTAGACATTATCTCAACAATTCTATCTGCTTGCTTTTGATCTTGTATATTAAAACATAGTTCGTCATGCACAGTTAAAGTTGGACATAATCCTTCTTTATAGCAATCAACCATAGCTTTTTTGGTTTGATCGGCACTTGATCCTTGAATCAATCTATTCAAAGCTTTGTATGTGAATGCTCTTCTAACTCTGCCTTTACCACCATATTGATCGATGGCTTCTTCCATTGGTAAAGCTTTATTAAATCCGTAAGACACAGGCTCATACATATCAAACCTACATTTACGGCCCAACCAAGTTCTTATAACACCTGTGCTCGAAGCACGGTTCATGGCTTTGTCTGACAAAGATCTTAAGAAAGGAACTTTTTCATTATATGTTTGTAAAAGTTTCCCCGCTTCTTCTACATCTATATCCATAACATTTGCAAGTTTGCCTTTGCCCATACCATACATGATACCAAGATTAACTGTCTTTGCTTGTTTTCTAGGAATATTAGCCATATCTGCCACCATCTGATGGAAATCAGCATTACCTTCGTGATACATTTTAACAACGTCATCAATCTGTGGATGTCTATCTACACCTGTCAAGGTAGCACAATAATGAACTAACCATCTTGGTTCTTGTGATGCATAATCAAAGGAACCCCATTTGTGGCCCTCCTCCGGGATAAACAAACCACGAATTAATTTTTTGATCTCAGGATCTCGTGCAGGTATTTGTTGCAAATTGGGGTTACTTGAACTAAAACGACCTGTAACAGTGCCACCACCATCAGATCTAAGGGAGTGAAAATCACAATGTATTCTACCATTATGCGAGTGTTCAAGAATAGTATCAACAAATGTCGTATTGGCTTTGTTTATCTCTCTAATTTTTATAATTTTTTGTGCAATCGGATGAGTTTGATTAGCGAGAAATTGTTTTGTAAACATGGGAGACCCAGACTTTTCTGTGCGAGAATAAGGAAGTCCCACAGCATCAAAGACCTTTGCTATAGATGTGGCGACCCAAGGTTCAACGGTCACACCAGTCTCTTTGACTATCTCTTCTATAAGTGATTTTTCTATTTTAGCTAGTTGTTCTTTCGTCTTGTGTGCTTTTTCAATATCAACACGGACACCTTTTGTTTTCATTTCAAATAGGACAGGAAGTAAATCAGTTTCTAATTGAAAGATACTTGAACATTCTTCTTTATTTAATTTAACTTTTAAATTTTCCCAGAGTTTTAAAGTTATTAGGGCATCTTGTTCAGCATACTTGCCAACATATCTAGGAGGCAGTTGCCACATACCAGATTTAGGATCAACACCAAATTCTTCTGCTGCACTCTTAAGCATCTTCTCATCTTTATATGTGCCTAGATAGTCTCCTGCTAATGAATTCAAGTTATAGTATCTTCTATTTTCATCTAACAAAGGTGCAGCAATCATCGTATCTATAATCTTACCTTTGACTTCGATACCTTCTGTTCGTAGCCAACCTAAATCATATAAAGCATTATGAAATACTTTTGTTATTTTTTCATCGCCACATATTTTTTGTAACCACTTGTAAACAATATTTTTTGACATGTTGCCAGAGTTGTGTGCGACAGGGAAATACCAAGAACTTTCCCCCGCTGCGACTGCAACTCCTATTACATGTCCATCTTTTCTTGTCCAACCAGGTCCAAGAGTAAGAAGATTTGGATCTTTAGTTTCTAAATCTATACCAACTGTTTCGTATTGAGATAGATCAGGAAAACTTTGAGGAGGTGTCCAATCAGAGTCCAAATTACCCCAAGACATAGCTTTTATATCTTGATCTAAAAGATGATATTGTTCATGATTTGTCATTTATAATTTCTCCACCTAAAGCTGCATAGCCAATAACGTCTGTCCAAGAATCGTCCTTTGAGATGTCTTCGGCAAGACGAGCAACCTTGACACCTATCATACAAGCCACAACTTCTTCTGGAGTGATTGCACCATTTAATTTTTTATCCAACAGTATAGTCCATATATCAGCTATACGTTGATGGTTCTTTTTAGCAGGTCCATATTCTTTGGCTCTTTGTCCATTGATTAGTTTCTCCGCTTCTTTCAAGAAAAATTCTCTGTCTTTTTTCATATGTTAAATCCATGTCTAGTTGTTGGTTCGATTAAATGTAATGATTGTTTAGCACGAGTTGCTCCGACATAAAAAGTTCTTATTTCAGAGTCTTGGTCTAAACTTTCTACGCAAGCTTTTGTTGAGTCAAGGAAAAGAACTACGTTATCCGCCTCTCCACCTTTGGCTTTGTGTATTGTCGATATCCGAATCCTCGGAGAACCTGTCAGAATCCTCTCGCCTCTCCTCCTCACTGACATTATATACGCAGTCTCCTGATCCGAGACTTTTAAGACTTTCTGCCACGGTGTCTCTCGTGTCACGCTCAAACTGCATTTCTCTATGATGTCGTCTAGAGTATAAGTTTGTTCGGGATCTAGGTGAGAGAATCTTTTTCTTCCAGACTTCGTAATAATATTCGGGTTCAATAGTTTCGCAAAGTTCTTCAGTTCTGACATAGACAAGTCTTGGTTTTTGCATAGTTTAATCCATACCTCTATTCCGTTAAGCACATTTGGGGAAATAGACCAACCAGTGCCTTCTCTCCAATAGAGATAACCTTCTTCTTTGAGACGAGTACATATTTTATTTGTGATGTAGTCCGTTCTTGCAAGTATTAACCATTCGCCACTAGTTAGATCTACATCTAGTATATCCCTATGCCATGTTATAGTGCCATCTTTTTTTGTGGGTTGCCATTCTTTCATTTGTCTGATAGAGACCTTTTTGATCAAGTTCTGAGAAAACTCGTGCACGGCACTCGGTACACGGTACGAGGTTTTAAGAGTAGTCTTGTGTTCAGAAGCATTTAAAAAATCTTCTAGCTTTACGCCCATCCAAGCATAGATTGCTTGATCATCATCTCCTGCATAATAAATTTCTTTTGAGTTTGGAACTAAAACTTCCTTAACCATCCGCCATTGCAGGGGTGCTAAATCTTGTGCTTCATCGATTATAAGCAAATCGAATTTTGGACTAGTTCCTTCTCTTATGAACTTTTCTATCATATCAACGAAGTCTAATTTATCTTTGGCTTCTTTATATTCTCTATAGGCTTTATCTAGAATTTTAAGTTGTTGCCAATGTAAAGTATTATCCCAAGTATCATTAAACTGTTGCTCTAAGCTAACTTCTCTTACACGAGCCATTTGAATGACTGCCATATACTTGTCCCCACCTGCACCTATTTGAAACAAAGGTCCGTCTTCTATACTAACAGTAGGATTACTTCTAAACTCTAGTCCTGCTAGTCTACCTAAATCATTGTAGTCAGATCCTTTAAAAACTTGTCTTGTAGTCAAACCCATCCAAGTAAAAGCTAACGAGTGCAAAGTTCTAAAATAGATCATCTGATCAGTATTTAAATTTAATTCTGAAGTAGCACGATCTTTTGCCTCTGTTGCAGCCTTACGACTAAAAGACATAAAACCTATCTTAGTCGGATCCATACCACCTTTTATTTTTTCTTTGACTAAATTAATTAGTGTGGTTGTTTTGCCTGTGCCTGGTGGCCCAAATATTGTGGTTTCCATTATCTGTCCCAATCCACAGATTCAGTTCTTTTATCTATGTAATCTCTTACCATTTTTATATTTCTTACCATCTCTTGATAATAAACTAATTCAGTTCTCTCTTTTCTTGTCATAGCTCCAGGTAGTTTTCTCATAGTTTTTTCAGCTACTTTAAAATAGGTTAAATACCTATCTAAAATATGAACACAAATATCATGAGTTAATTTCATATCGTTTTTTACATCAGTTTCCATTACATCTCCAACATTCCGTGACACATTTTACATACACACATACACTTTTCTATTTCTGTGTTTATCTTTTTTATACACCTATCTTCACTAACTATTTCCGCAACTGCTTTATATTTAGTTTCTGGTAGAACATGATGCCATTGTAGATTTCTAGGATTGTCATTATATCCACATCTTTCACATCCTCGCTCTACTTTAATTTGATTAACATAATCTCTTAATCTAGCTCTGGTTCTCGCCCATTTACTTATCATCTTTTTCCTCCTGCTTCTTAAAACATACTCCCTTTGCATATATTTTTACTGCCTCTGGGTGTATTCTCCACAACTCTTCAACAACATAATCTTCTATAAGTTTTTTATCTTTGGTGCATTCGTCCATATCTTTAAAAACCACACCAGGATTCCAAAAGCTACACTTGCCCTCGCCACCTTTGTATCTAGGTGCTTCAACTATGATTGTGCAAAAAGCTATTAATACTTCCATTAGAACGGAACCTCCTCTTCTCCAACATCG